ATTGGCAGCAACATCGGTCGGAGCGGCGAAGATGGTCAGGATTGCGAAAAAGGTGTTCATAATGTGTCCTTTCGAGACAGTAGTGGGTCCATGATTGGCCCAATAATGGCGCAGGTGGGGAATGACTGCGCCATTAGAGTGGCAATCTAGCAGAATATGCCGGGAGGGCAAGGGGTCGATGATAGAACGGCGATAGCTCCCAAGCCCATTAAGACGATGAAGCCTGCAAAGGCATAGAAATGTAGCGTACTCATGCGAGTTTGAGGGCGTTGGAGAGCATGGCTACAGGTGCTGTAGCGGCCTGATGCTTCTGAGCCTTGGCAATCAGCTTACCAATCTCGTCGGCAAGGTTGAATTCGTGCTTCTCAGAGGCCTTTTTGGGCGTTTTGTAGGCCATGGGCCCGATCGCATTGAGGCTTGCACCATCATGAGAGCGATCTTTCTTCACCTTGAAAGCCGAATTCTTGGTGTCGAATGTGAATGGGCCGAACTTTTTAGCCCAAGTGACCAAGCCGGACTGCGCGACGGGAGTTAGGCCCGAATACAGGGCCTGTAGCGGACGGACATCGCCCGTATTGATTGCATGAAATACCGTATTGTATGCGGCATCATGCAGAATTTCCGCAAACTTGGTCGAATTTGTGTGAGCGGACTTGATCAGCTTGTTGATTGCTTTGACGTCATTCACGAGAGTTGGCATTTTTTAGTCCTTTCATTGGGGTTGGATTGTATAGCAGTACGGCCCGATTAGTACGCTAACCGGGCCGCGAAACTATATAATCCCATTTTGCGTTATTTTCACGTGCTGGAATTGTGATATTCTACGGGGTTTCACTATCATGCACTCTGTCCTGTGCAATCTCCTAGTGTCCTACGGGCTTAGAAAGCGATTTTGTCATGTCGCAAATCATAGCCGATCATTTATGCCAGCATATATCCCTTGGGACCAATGGCAAACTAATGAATAACCGACGCAATGGCGGATCATTAGACTAGATATTCAGTCACCGTTTAATCGTGACATTATACTATCTAGGCCCCTCACTCGTTTATCGGCCGGTGAGGCAGGACGTGCAAACCTAATTGCAAGTGATTTACGATTTACTTAAAGAGCGTACCCTATTTCTAGCGTACCATTCGGGGGTTATTCTGTGTCTGTGTGTCTCCGTTGCTTGTTTCTATGCCCCCAATATGCTCCTACAGGTCCTGTAACTCAAGGTAAAATAATCTAATTACACATGCTTATGTAGAAAACCGTTCTAAATATGGGTATTTTTATTGGTTTTTCGTGCTAATTACAGGACCTGTAGCCAGAAACCCCGGAAATTGCAGTAATTGAGTCGATTTATTGGAAGATGTAGGAGGATTGTTCACCCTCTTGGAACGATTGAAGCCGTTGTGAGATCGTCCGTCGCTTCACCCCGCGCACATGGCAGCCGACAATATTCCTATGCCGATGAGATTATATTCAGCCCAGCGCCATATATGTCAGCCATGTTGACCTATGCTGCTACAGGGCCTGTAGCTATGCACGTTCCATGCCAGCGCCGCCCATTCAGCTATGCATTTTGTCCATAGCTGATATGCATCTAGGCTATTGCCCTGCGCTGGCCATCATGCTATCATCCCAAGCCCCCGGTATCCCCCCGGCAATCCCAAAACCCCCCGTTATGGTATAACGTTACGACGCCGGTGACGAAGGAGGTCATGTTCTGCTATTATTGCTATATGGAACATATCCCCACTACAGCTCCTGTAGAAAAAATGGCTATATGGACTTCGATCATCGGGAGTAGCCAGTGCCTTACGGCGTGTTGAAACGCAATATGCGCCGGAATGGGCCTACGACAACAGCTCCTGTAATTCATTGTGTTGCGCTGGGATGACAGGAGAACGGTTAGTCGGAATACACGGTGCCTTGCGGCGTTGCTTTGGAGGGATAAGAGTTGGGATCGCATTAAAAGGCTCGCGCTTTTGAAATCCCCATGCCCATGTGAGTGGCTACATGTCCTGTAATCCCGGTCCTATTGACAAATGCCAAGAAACATGGTATGTTCTACTTCTTAGAACGGTACGTGAGTACCATTCGACGGAGCGAAGCGACCCATCATTACCCGGGGCCATGCCGCTTCGCGGGTTGTCTGTGTTAATTGGTTGTATGTTGTATATTGTGTGTAATATATTGGACGTCGTATGGCTTGATTGCTGTACGGCGTCATATTTATTTCAGCTATTGACAATTATGTCACAGGCAATCACGTATAAATGGTGAATGGGCCTCTTAGCTACAGGTCCTGTAGGAGAAATGCCATGGCTATCACCGTTAAATCCGATTTTTGGGGTAATTCTTACTCCTTTATTCGCTCCAAGTCGTCTTTGCGTAAGGTAATTGCGCGTTTGCTCAACCAAAAAGAGAACCGCGTCGATCGTGAACTGCTATTGACGCTCAATGGCGTCGCGCCGGGAGCAACTGCACTCGAAACTCTCAAGCGTGTGGCTGCTGACCGGCTCGAAAATGGCGGCAAGCGTACGATCGAGACTGAAACTCTGATTAATCGCGCAACGACTGCTGCCGATGTCACTGATTTGAACACCAGTCTGCTGGCATATACGTCCCGGCCGACTTCTTACCCTGTGGACAAGGCAACTCGTCCATAAGGTTGATCGGGGGAGGACTCTTCTTGACCCTTCTGGCCTCCCCCGGTTATTACAGGAGCTGTAGTAATGGAACTCGCAAAGCCCGGTGACCCTTTGGTAACAGAACGAGGCAATCTCGTAGAACCCGAAGGCAGGAAAGAACCTGATTATTCCATCAACGTTCCTATCGCACGTACGCTGAACATCAAGACCCCACGATCAATTCGTGAGCTTGGTACCGATGCTCAGACGCAGACTGTTGTGAATGCGGTGTTGATGTACAAATTGCTTGGTGTAAGCCGAAATGAGATCGCGCATGTCCTCGGCACTAGTTTGTCTGAGGTTGATAACATCGAGCGCCTTCCAGCATTTCAAGAAACATTCGAAGTTATCTTCAAAGAACTATTGGCTGCGTCATCCCACAGCATTCAAGCGCGGATTGCGTCTTATGCTGGTCGTGCGTTGGACAACCTCATGCACCTTGCTGATGCGCGTCCACATGCGAAAGAGGAAATTGATGACGAGGGTAATTCGATCATGCGTCGTGAGTATGATGTTGCTCCGATGGTCATCCTCAAAGCTAACGACAGCCTTCTCGATCGTGCAGGTTTGAATGCCGATAACCTGTATGGAAGGGACAATGAGTCTGAGGCACAGCAGCTGGAAATCGAAATCACTACTGCTGATAGCAATAAGACGAGTGTGAAAATCAACACGAGGAAATAACTATGGCAACTGTGCCGAACAAAGCAAGTGGGCGAGGGGCATTGGATAAGAAGCTCACTTCGCCCAACCGCCGTCTTACAGGTCCTGTAGAGAACGCAGCCATTCCACTGTACGTGGGTGAGCAAGTTCTTGAAAGTGATACGGGCCTTACGTACAAAGCAACAACCTTGGACGCTACAGGCTGGCAGCAGGTCATGCCTACGTTCTAACTACAGGTCCTGTAATGAAGTATCGCATCGATGAAGGGTCAGTTCATCAAAGGTTCCTAGCCTCACGAGCCTCAATCCAACTGTTCGGTGGTGGGTTCGGCAACGGCAAAACTGCGGCTATGTGCCTCAAGGCAATTCAACTTGCCCTCGGCTATCCCGGCTCTAACGGTTTGATTGGTCGAAGCACTTACGCTAAGCTCAACGATACGATCCGTAAGGAGTTCTTCAAGTGGTTGCCATCACATTTGATCGAACGGATGCCGACTACAACCGACAACACGTGCATCTTAAAGAATGGTACCATTATAAACTTTCGTTACATTGCCCAGCGTGGCAAGAAATCTTTCGACAGCAGTACCACGTCGAACTTGTTGTCCGCAACGTTTGATTGGGCGTTCATCGATCAGATCGAAGACCCCGAAATTCAGTACAAGGACTTCTTGGATATCCTCGGTCGTATGCGTGGTAGCACTCCATACAAGGGCCGTGATGAAACAATGCCAATGGTGGGGCCCGGTTTCTTGTGTATGGCAACCAACCCCACTGCCAATTGGGTTTATTCCAAGCTCGTCAAGCCCCTCCATGAGTATCAGGCGAGTGGGCATATCAGTCCTGATCTGATTTACGACGAAGCAGTGTACCAAGCTACAGGAGTTGTAGAGCCCCTCATCGAATTGTTCGAGGCTCCAACTCATGCCAACGCGAAAAATCTGCCCCCTGAGTTCCTCCGTAAGTTGGAGAATACATACAAGGGTCAGATGAAAGAACGCTTCCTTATGGGCAAGTGGGCATCGTTTGAAGGCTTGGTGTACCCAGACTTCGACCGGAATATGCACATGATCCCCCATACGAAGATCATGGAAATCTTGCAAGACCGTTGGCGGGAACGTACGAAATACGACGGCATCGAGGGGTTCGACTTTGGCATCCAAGCACCAAACTGTTATCTTCTTGGGTTTGTGGATGATCTTGGCCGCATATTTATTGTGGACGGATTTTATGAACCCGGCCTTACAGACAAAGGTATTGCTGGAAAAATTAACGAGCTGCGAAGCAAGTATGAAGCTTATATCCGTTTTCGGGAACCCATCTGGGCCGATCCTGCAATCTTCAAGCGTACCCAAGTAAAGGGCGAAACCATTACGACCCTCGCAAGTTCTCTCGCTGATTTAGGTTTGTACATCAAGCCCGGTCAGAATGCGATTGCTTCGGGGATCATAAAGGTCACCAGTTACTTGGCTGTGTTGCCAAACAACCACTATATCCATCCTGAGCTTGCAGGCCCGAGCCTCATGTTCTCGGATGACCTCCAGTTTATCCCTGATGAATTCCTCAGCTATTTCTGGAAGACGAATACTATGGGCGATCGCATCGACGAGCCCACGGATAGGAATGACCACGCGATGGATACGATCAAGCTCATGCTTTCTCGCGTCCCAGATGCAACCAAGCTGCTGTATAATCAGCCGCCAGTAAAACCGGAAATGTTGAAATGGCACGAACTCCCGTAAGCCGTGGTGATGTCAGCAATGAAGTGTTGGCGGATAACGGTGTCATTGATGAAGAAATGCTCGCTGATACCGATGAAGCGGAAGATAATACTCCGCCGTATCGGCTTGTCGGTAAGTCCTCAATCCCTGTCAGCCGCAATCTTGGCACGAAGTACAAGGATCAGATCGACAATGCCCTAAGTGCATTTGATGGGCAACGGCAGTCTTGGGATGCAGCGTTCAAGTCCTACAGGGCCTGTAACGACATGGGGGTTAAGGCTGGGGATACGACTGACGCTTCCGGTCGGTACTTCTTCGAGAACAACACGGACGAGAACTTGACGCGTGAAAACGTCAAGACACTTCTCCGTAACACCTATACGGCCAATCCTCAGATCGAACTGTCGACTATCGACTCCGAGGATAACGATCAGATCGACACTTTGAAGGCGACTATCAACCAGCTTTTGCAACGTCCTAACTCTCCGGGCTTGAATGCAAAGTCTCGTGTGCGTCGCTGGGTTGTTCATGCCCATTTGACAAACTTTGGTGTGATCAAGCTGGATTTCCAAGACAAACAAGGCTCTCGTGCTGAGGCATACGAAAATCTGTTAGCAACTCAAGAGAAAATGGCCAAGGTTAAAGACGTCACCGAACTGGAAGAATTGTATGCGGACCTTGCTCAGATTGAGCAGGAACTCCCGACTACACGTGAACCCGGCATGGTGCTGACAAATCCCCAGCCCGGCATGTTGATCATCGATCCTGACTGCACACAGCTTAATCTCTACGATGCAAAATGGACTGATGAAATCGTCATGCTGTCTGATGCGTACATTCAGCGTCGGTTCTTGAAGAAAGGCGAGGATGGTGTCTGGCGTCGGTTGACTGATAACAAGCCGTTGGGTGCTGGTTTCAAATCCGGACACAAGAACAACTCGCAGGACGAAGACATCCGTGAGAAGGTGGCAAACGAAATCCTTGGCACCACTACAGAAGCTGTAGCAAGTGCCCGTTCCAAAGGCAAAACGAAATGCCATATCGTTTGGGATCGGCTCACGAAACAGATTTCTCTGTGGGTTGATGGTGCTTGGGATTACCCTCTGTGGGTATATCAGGACGACCTCAAGCTTTCACGGTTCTATCCGTATTTCCTTTTGGCCTTCAATGAAGGTTTGGACTCCATCGTCCAAGAAGGCGAGTCGGCTCAGTACCGTGGACAAGAAGATGAAGTCAACAAGATCAACAAGCGTGTCGCCCTCATTCGGCGAATGGCTTTTGGTCAGCTGATTTTCAACTCCAAGAAGATCGACAAGGAAGAAGTCAAAAAGATCGTCAACCATATGAAGAACTCCAACGAGTTCGATGCATTTGGGTTGGACTTCGATCCTGAAATGAAGCTCAAGGATATGTTCGAACTGTTCGTTCCACCGGACGCACAAGTTCAGGCATTGTACGACAAATCCGATCTTATGCGTGTGGTTGATCGCGTGAGTGCTATGTCCCCTGCTCAACGTGGGGAACAGTTCAAAACCAACACAACCAACAAGGCTGTCGGTACTTACAATGCCGTTACAGCTTCTGTACAAAACGAGCTGTCAGATGCCATCGAGGATGGTATGAAAGACCTCGTTTGGGCGATGTTGGAGCTTCTGATTTCGAAATATACCAAAGACCAAGTGATTGCTCTCGTGGGCAAGAAGCTTGGTGAGAAATTCGAGCCAATGACAGTCGAGGAATTCAACCAGACGTTCTCGATTGACATTGCCCCCGGATCGACGGAAAAGCCGTCAAGTGCAGCGAAGAAACAGGAAGCCATGCAGCTTGCTCAAGCAATTGGGCAGGTCGGCCAAGCCACTCCTATGACGACGCTCAAAATCATGTTCCGTATGTTCAAGTCCGCGTTCTCGGGGATTATGTTCACGAAGGAAGATGAAGAAATGCTGAACAAAGAAGCAACGGCCAATATGACCAAAGGCCAGTCGGTTCCCGGTCAGCAACCAACCCAACCACCCGCAGCTCAATAGGAGATAACTAAATGGCTGGTGAAGCAGACGACCTCTTGTCCTCGATCCTCGGTAACGCCGATCCGGGTGATAACGGCAAGGCAGATGAAGGCGGTTTTGATACAGGTCCTGTAGAGGACAATGATGATCAAGACGCCGACCTCGAAAACCTTGATGCAGACCATCAGGACGACAACGACGAAGAAGATGCGGGCGATGATGCTGGTGCCGATGATCAGGAAAGTGACCCGCTGACGCCCAAGAAGCGTGGTCGCCCGAAGAAGGATCAGCAGCAGGACGACGATCAGGGCGACGATGGGGATGAAAACGCTCCGGAGTCCAATGATCCATTCGCTCCGAATGCCAAGCTCACGACGGACAAGACTGGCAATGTGTTCGTCAATGGCAAACTCGTTGCCAAGGGTGGCCGTGAAGCTCGGATGTTCATGGGCTTCCGGAAGTCTGCCGTCCGTGATCGTGATGCTGCTACACGAGCTGTAGCTCACACGGCCAAGATCGCAGAAGGCGCACGAGAGCTTTATACTCGTTACGAAACCCTCAAGTCGCAGAAGACACTATTCGAAGGTGCCGGCCTGTCGTCTGAGGAGCAGGCACAACTGTTGCCGATCGCCATCGCGTATAAGAAAAATCCTGTTGAGGGCATAAAAATGCTCTTGACAAGGGCACACATGGCGGGTGTGGATATTAAATCATTGGGAGGGGCCGGAGCCCTTGACCCAAAAGTCCTCATGGATGACATGAAGGCATTTGTAGCGGAGCAGCTTAAGCCCGTTCACAGTCAAACCACGGAAAGTGCGAACCAAGAGAAACTGCGGAAGGAAGCTACAGGCTTCTTCCAACGCAATCCAGACGCAAAGGACGTGGCCCGTATGGTCGGTGGCTCCCACAAGTTGGGAAACATCCTCAACGAGGCCAAGAAACGTGCGCCTGATCTGACGTTGGATGAGCTTTTCGGCCAACTTCACTATGCACTCTTGAGGCAGTTCAAAGGCCAGCTTCCTACAGGTCCTGTAGCGAAGAAGCCAGCACCTAAAAATGCTCGCAAGCCGGAACGCAAAATGGAACGCAACTTTAGATCGTCGGTCAGCAAGAACCCCCAGAACCCTTCGTTCGAAGATATCGCACAAAGCGTACTTCGGGATGCCGCTGCTGCCGAGTCACGAGGATTTTAACCAATGACTGCACCTGCAATTCTGGCTCATGCCATGGCTACCCGCAGCCGGAAGAAAATGCTCATCGCAGCAGTTCTTCCCGGCGGCGTCTTCTCCTATCTGGCCGCAAAGGGCCGCACCAAGATGGAAGACGGCGGTCCGAATATCGACAACCCGCTGCTCGTGGGCTCGAACCCCAACGTCACGACCGCGACCTATTACGATACGGTCCCTGTCGATCAGACGGACGAACTGACCACTGTTCATTATGAGCTGACCCGCCTCGTTGGTACGCTCATCATGTCCGAACAGGAGTCGGATGAGAACCAAGGTGACGCGGTTATCGTCAAAATCCTGACTGCCAAGCTCAAGGCTCTGGAACTCGCGTTCAAGAAGACGCAGCGCCAGTATGCCGTGACGCTCAACAGCGGTTCGGAGCCCAATGGTCTGCCCAACCTGATCCCATCCGATCCAACTTCGGGCACTGTCGGCGGCATCAACCTTGCCAACCAGCCGCTGTTCCGTCCTTCGGCATATGACTTCGGTGGTGGCCTTGAGCCCGGCAACATCGAAGAAGCTCTGGACGATATCATCCTCGACCTCACCCATGACGGTGATGCTCCGACGGTGATCTTCGTCGGCCGCAACATTTTGCGTATGCATCGTGCTGCTGCTCGCGACAAGACACAGATTGCTCTCAGCGAAACTGGCTTCGGCAAGCAGCTGATCAATCTCGGCATCAAGGGTACGACCCATCAGGGCCTCCCGATGATCTATGACGAATTCATGGACCCGAACGAGTTCTATGTGGTGAACGAGGAATACCTCAACCTCCACATTCTGTCGTCCGCGAACATGAAGGTCAAGGAGCTGGTGGCTCCGTGGGATCAGGACGCAATCGGCCGTCGGTATATCATGGAATACCAGCTGGCCTCGTGGAACAACTACCGTACCCATGCATACGGTCGCAACTAATACAGGAGCTGTAGCAAATGCCCGCAGGTAGCGAAAGCGTTTCGGGCCCGCGCCTTGAGTTTGTGGTGAAAAAGCTTCCGGGTACGGTCACACGTACCAAGTGGAAGGCACCACCGACCAAGGCTCAGGTCGACAAAGACGAAAGCCTTGCCAAGGACCTCTCCAATCAGAAGTCCAGTGAAGAAGTCGATGCCGGTTATATGGTCTATCTGCCGACCGGCTTCTGCTATCGTATGTCGGCCGATGAACTCGTTCGTCGGAAGTTCGATCGCCAGCCGAACATCATTTCGTTCGAGCAGGCAAACAACACGAAGACCCCAGCAGGTCGCTTCAAGCTTGCTCGTAATGAGCAGGAAAAGCAGCGTGCTTGGGCCGAAATGGAAAAGCAGGTCATTGATGCTTGTCAGGGCCGCGTCGGCAACGTCGCTGCACTGATCGAGGATTATGCCCCGCATGGCAAGGTAATGGAGGCCGCATAAAATGCCACAGGCACAGCGTAAATTTCTGGCCGGTATGCAGTATTACGTACCGGCAATGGAAGCAGCGAGTGAACTTGGCCGTGGCCTTCGCGGCCGTGTCCAGCTCGGTGCCCCAATTGCTTCGGCAGCCGCACTGATCCTCAGTCTCGCATCGATCAATGCTGCTCTCGACACAACTGCTTTTGCTTCGGGGTTCGCAAATACCGAAGCTCAGATGAGCCGTTTCGGCCGCAATCTTATCGTGATTGCGTCGGGTGCGGCGACGAGCAACGTGACCATTTATGGCCGCGATTATCTGAACCAGCGTATGGCTGAAAGCTTTACCCTTACAGGTGCTGTATCTGTTGTGGGCAAGAAGGCTTTCCGTTATGTCGATCGCGTGGTGGCGGGCATCACTGCGGCTACGACCATCAACGTTGGTGTCGGTGCTTCCCTCGGTCTGCCGTATACTACGATGGACGTGCAGGAAGAATACGTCGATGATGTCGTGATGGCGACTACTGGTGTGTTGACTCCTCCGGTGTTCACCGACCCACAGACGCTGACTACCGGCGATCCACGTGGGACTGTCGTGCCGAACAGCGTTCCGAACGGTACGAAGCAGTACGCTTTCGAATGCCAGTTCACGATGCGTGTGAACGCCAACAAGAATGGTGGTTTGCACGGTATTCGTCACGTCATTGCGTAAGCCAATCGGCCGGTGGGGTTAATTCCTCACCGGCCATAACTGTTACAGGACCTGTAGATGGCATACCCAAAGTTCAAACCAATCGTTGATGAAGTCATCACCCTCATGGGTCAGGTTGCCGGTTCTGCTGTACAGACGTACTCCGAGCCGTTGGTGAAGATTGCCATCAATCGAATTTTTTCGTACCTGAGCAACAAGCGCAAGTGGGATCACCTGTGGGGTTGGCAGAATGGTACGATCGGTGTCGACGGAAAGCTCACGAGCAATATCACAGGTATTCAGACATACCTTGATGTTGCCATCATCCGCGATAAGCAAACCAAACGGATCATCACGATGCCAGTTGAAGCTGAGCATTTAGACGTGACAGGAAGCACTCCGACATATCGGACGATCCTACCGTGGAATGATCCAGCCGCTGAAACCCGTTACTTCCAGTTCTGGCCAATCGGTACTACAGGAGCTGTAGAGATTTTCTGTGGTTTCCGGCCTGATGAATTCTCTGGTGACGATGACGTGGTGCCAATGCCTCGTGATCTGATCGTCCTCGGAGCCGTATGGTTCATGCTGGCGGACGATGGCACCAACCCAGCAAGTGCCGATAAGTATCAAGGCCTGTTCGATATTTCGTATCAGGACATCATTTCTCGGAATAACGCCCAACCAATTGGGCATGGATCAGGAATGTACGATGGCAGGACTGTCCGTATTCAATAAGCGACCCTTTCGTGTTCGCCCACAGCTCTTGCAGTCTGCCACGCTGAGTGACTTCGGTGGCGGACTTAATGTCGCTGACAATGATCTGACGATGAAGTCTCGGTTTGCCAAGGTCAGCGACAACGTCAATAAGAACATCGATGGTTCCTTGTCCATCCGTTGGGGTACGGGTTTCAAGTATGATATCTCTGGAGTTGTTACAGGTACGCTGATTGAAGTTCAGTATTTCAATCGGCATTTGCTTGCATTTACGACTACAGGCCAGATTGCAAAGATCACCGAAGCTGGCGTGATTACTGCGATTTGGAACCCAACGATTGCTGCTGCACTGCCGGGTGCCCCGAGTGGCTGGTCTACAGGACTTGTAGTAGGATCGATCGATACTTCGGAGTTCAAGGGTGATCTGATTGTCGTCAATGGTGTCGATAAGCCGTTGATCATCAGCAAGCTTCTGGTCGCGAAGTATCTCAGTGATCCTGCGACTGGCTCGAATATCTACACACCAATCTCTAAATACGTCACGACGGTAAGCAATTATCTCGTAATGTCTGGGATCACTGCCAATGGTGCTGAGGTTTATATCTCGGCCCAAGGCACTTCTGGTGTGTGGCCCGGTGATGCTCCACCGAACGACTCTGTTACGATCAACCTTGGTGCGTGGGTTCCTCAGAATACCGGCGATATCATCGGTCTTGGTTCGTTCCGCAACAATCTCATCGTTGGTTTCAATGGTGCGATTGCAGTTGTCGAGCTTGGCCAGTATGACAACGCAACCACACCGAACCATGTTCCAAAGGTTCAGGACAACATTGTCGAACGCGGCATGATCAGCCACCGGACGACAATGACAACTAAGAACGATTTCATCATGGCCGATATCCTTGGTTGGCATACAGCAGTCCGCAATCAATTCGGGCTCGTGGATACCAAGGGCCTTAGTGAACTCGTTGATCCTGAATATATGCAGGCGGTCCCTGCTGATACCGATCGTCCCAAAGCCTTCTCGGTGCACAACAAGATCGAGAACCGATTTATGACATTCCTGCCAACTTCTACAGGAGCTGTAGCGGTTTATGTGATGTCATCTTCGGACAAAGAAACTATCAAGTCTCAGGCCTTCAATGTTTATAAGGGTTGGGACTGGACGTGTGGTTGTATGTCCGAACGTGGTCGCGTGTACTTGGGCAAGGGCACACGGATTTACCAATACGGCAACTCGATCTATCCCGGTGAGGCATATACTGCTGACAAGGTTGGGGACTATCAAGCTGCTTGGGCAACCGCGACAGTTTACGCCGAAGGGTATCGTGTCCTGCAAGGGGGCAAGACGTATTATGCTCTCGTAGCTCATACGAGTACGGTGTTCGCAGATGATCTTGATGATCTTAAGTGGGCTGAGTATTTCGGTGAGCCAATCGATTTCGACTTTGAACTTCCGTGGGCTGATATCAACCAACGCGCTCGGAAGAAAGTACTCAAGTCCCTTCAAGCAGATACGAAGGGTAAGGCCTCATTCACATTTGAAGTCTACGTGGATAACTTCTACAAGGACGTTCAGACCGGAGATTATACACCTGCTGTAGCGATGGAGTTTGTCGCTGGTGATAGTCTGGGTTACGGTGGAGGGGATCAGCCATATGGTGGTGGTCGCAGGCTACGAGACGAGCGTCCGTATGCTATTCCTGCTGAATTCAAGTTGATGAAAATCAGAATTCATGGAAGCACTCGATTGGCTCTGCAAATTGTGACGCTCACCATCCTTTACTATATGGGGACTTACAGACGATGAGTGTCAACCCAACCCCGAATTACAAACTGTCACGTCCAAACTTCAACTCGATGTCTTGGCATGACGAAACGAATGGCAACTTCACAGTCATTGACGCTTTGTTCAAGGCTGTGGGGTTGACATCCGTTGAGGGCGCATGGCTACCGAATACGTACTTCGACGTAAATACTCGTGTGATCGATCCAGTTGATGGCTCAACTTGGCAGACTTTGATTGCCCACACGTCAGGGATAGGCACGTTTGCAGAAGATCGCGCAGCCCATCCGTTCTATTGGGGCACTGTTGCTACAGGAGTTGTAGTACGGCAGCAGTTCGTTACTGGAGCAGATTATCTAGTCGGTGATTTCGTGTATGATGTTTCCGAGTATCTCGGTGGTATCGTCATGGACCCGTTCGTTGGGGGTGCAAATCTTCGGACGAACATCGCCGACATCGGGATTATCTACGACGTCAAAGCGATCATGGCGACTATTGCTGGATATGCTTCTGCCGCTAGTGGATACGCAACTGCAACTGCTGCTGATCGTGTACAAACGGGCCTTGACCGTGTAGCAACTGGACAAGATAAAGTAGCTACAGCTGCCGATCGTGTTCAAACGGGATTGGATAAGACAGCAACGGCAGCTGATCGTGTTCAGACAGGTTTGGATCGTGTAGCTACAGCAGCTGACCGAGTACAAACTGGACTTGATCGCGTGGCGACAGGTAATGACAAAACTGCTACAGCTGCTGATCGTGTCCAGACTGGATTGGACAAGGTTGCAACTGCGGCCGATAGAGTTCAGACTGGTTTGGACCGGACGGCAACGGCAAATACACTGTCGGCTGCGGGACTGCCAGCTGTTCCTGTTGCGTTGAATTACCTGCGACGCAACGCAGCAAATACTGCGTACGAAAATCGGACGCCATTGCAGGCCCATTCAGACCTGCTTGGTTTGTGGGAGCAAATTGGTTCTGTTATATCAATTGTATCAGCTACTGCCGTTGTAGATTGGACGAACCTGTCTGCTTATAGGCAATTGCGCCTTTCTGCTAGTATAAGGGGCAGTAACGACACATTGATTACAGCACTCTTGTCTACTGATAATGGTGCGACTTGGCTTTCGTCATATGCAGCCCAAGTTATCCGAGCAGCAAATACTACTGTTGTTGCATCAGGATCAACCGAAGCATATATGCGGCTTTCTGCGGGAACAGTTGGATCAGCAACTACTCGTGGCATGGATTGTACGGCTTATCTGTCAGATTTCAATATGGCTACTCGCCCAACTAAATGTCGGGCAGACAGCGTATATTTGGACGATGGTGGAATACTTACAGTCGGAACGAATGTCGCATCAAGTGCTGTTGTCGCTTGTAATGCGCTACGAGTTGTGCCAGCTGCGGGGACAATATCGGATGCGATACTTATGCTTGAGGGAATACGGGGATGATTAAATTCGTTGATGGCAAAGAA